TCGTTGCTCCTAAGGTTCCATTGCGAGTTGCATAGAATAGTACCAATCGCCGCGTTGCAAGAGATCGGTCTGGCAGTTGAGAATTGGTTTGGACTCGACCAGCATGCGGCATTGCCGCGTATCGCGTCGTTGAATATGATCCCGACCCAAGGGAAGGCCAGACATGAAGCGCTCATCAACGAGTGGGCGGCCAAGGGGTCTTCGCTCCACCAAGCAGTGCGTGAAAGCACATACTGGTGGGTGCTGGTCTTCTCCTCAACGGTCCTGCATTTGTGCGACGGGTAGGTAGACCTTGGATGCGGCGCTCTCACCGCCGCCACTCAACGAGCCTCCGACGATCAGGTAGCCTGATATTCCAAGGACCGAGAGAAGCAGAATACCTACGGGCAACCCTGCTGAGGAGTGATGTTCTGGCTCGTGATAGTGCATTCCAGACATTTCCACATACTCCACTCTAACTGCGGTAAGAACGAGCCAGACAATGCGGCAGTTCCTGCACCGATGGTGGAACTTGGGTAACAATGTTTGGAGCGATGTAACGCGCAGCCGTCGTGTCAGATGGCAAGACCCCCGGGCGGGATTGGCGAGCCTGACTGCGTGTTCGCATCCAGAGTATTTTAGAATACTCTTAACTGAACGCAATCGGCAGCAAGATGAGCGCGCACACGGAGACGATGACCATTGCGATAGCGATGCGCTCGACTGCTTTTTCCATTGCCTCTAGCGTTCAAAGAGAATCCGTCCAAACAGTGGCTCATAATGGGCGCCGCCGCAATGCCGGATAGGGAGCCGGACCCATGGCCCGGTTGCCCGATGTCTCAACTTGTACCCTCAGGCGAGGGTAGAGGTTGGAACATCACCAGAGCCGTTCCGGCAGCCACCATTTCAGTTTGTCCCGCGTGTATGGGATCACCGTCTGACCACCTTGAGCGCCAAGGCCAAGCGCGTAGCCTTCCGCCTCAGCAAGTGTCGCAAAGGTTCGCGTCCATGCTTTCTCCTCTCCACGCGGAGGGTGATACACGGTGGCTTCGTCAGACCCGATCGGGTGACTGATGAGTATTCTCTCGTAAGCCTCCTCTGGGGTGAGGTCGAGATAGGTCCTGTTGCCGGTCATTAATCCTCCGAAGGATAGTACATGCCCGTTCTGAAAAACGCGCGGCACGAGAAGTTCGCGCAGGCGCTCGCCAAAGGCAAGACAGCAGATGATGCGTATGCGGAGGCAGGCTTCAAGCCTGACCGTGGGAACGCTTCGCGATTACAGCAGAAAGACAACATCAGACAACGCGTCGCCGAGCTTCTCGAATGGGAGCAGACGGTGGAGCGAAAGGCCACCGAGAAGGCCATAGACAAGCTGGCCATCACGAAAGAGCGTGTCCTGGCAGAGCTAGCCAAGATCGGGTTCGCCGACATCCGCAAGGCGATCAAATGGCAAGGCACGCTGGTGACCGAAGAGGATAACCCCGATGGCGGTGATGTCCTAGTTATCAAGAACGTCGTCACGAACAACGTCCAGCTGATTTCGAGCGACGAGATAGACGACGAGACAGCCGCGGCAATTGCCGAGATCAGCCAGAATTCGACCGGCGGCATCAAGATCAAGTTCCACGACAAGAAGGGCGCGCTCGTGGATATCGGGAAGCACCTTGGCATGTTCGTCGAGCGACACGAGCACTCCGGACCTGACGGCGCCCCGATACAGACCGAGACAAGAACATGGCGGGAAGTGCTGCGCAGCGAAAAGAGCTAGACGCCACCACCCATCTCACCAACCCTGCACTTCACGAATTTTGGGAAGAGGTCTTCCTCGGGCAGGCAGACATCGCGGTTCTCCACGGTGGGCGCTCAAGCTCAAAGACAAGAGACACGGCGTGCCAGTTGGTGCGCTTGGTCGACCATGTCGGAGTAAGGATGCGGGTGCTCTGCATCCGTCGCTTCCAGAACCGCATTCAGGATTCGGTCTATACCGAACTGAAATGGGCGATCGCTCATCTCGGGCTGAGCAAAGCCTTCGACGTCCAGAAGACGACGATCATTCATCGCAGGACGGGCGCGGAGTTCATCTTCTACGGCATCGAGCGGAACCTGGAGGACATCAAGGGCACGTCCGACGTCGATATCCTCTGGGTGGAAGAAGCCGAAAAGCTGACCGAGGAGCAATGGACGGTCATAGGGCCGACCATCCGCAAAGAGGACAGCCTGGCGATCCTGCTGTTCAACCCGAAGTTCGTCACCGACTACGTCTGGAAGAACTTCGTTGTCAACGTCCCGCCGCACTGCATCGTGCGCAGGATCAACTACACCGAAAACCCGTTTCTGTCGGCCAAGGCATTGCGCGACATCGCAGCGATGCAGGAACGGAACCCGGAATTATTCGAGCACGTCTATGGCGGCGTGCCTTTGGGAGATAGCGAGCTTTCGATCTTCAAGCGCCGCTGGCTGGATGCCTGCGTTGACGCTCACAAGGTTCTGAAGGTCAGCCTCACCGGCCGCAATATCATCGGCTTCGACCCTGCCGATGACGGCGAGGACAAGAGCGCAACCGCGGACAAGATCGATGGCGTCTTCATTGACGCCGAAGACTGGTCATCCGGAAAAGATGAACTGGTCCAGAATGCCAAGAAGGTGTGGGCCAAGGCGAAGCATGCTGGCGCCACCGTCTCGTATGACACGATCGGCGTCGGCGCCTTTGTCGGCGGCTACATCGACGAGCAGAACGAGGTGAACGGCTCGAACGTCGAGCACTACGCTTTCCACGCCGGCGGCGCGGTCATGGACGCAGACAAACCGAGCGATGCGCTGAACGATAACAGCCCGCTCAACAAGGACGAATACCTGAACCTGAAGGCGCAGTCCTGGGCCAACACAGCGCGCAAGGCGATGCTGACGTTCAACGCGGTGACGAGAGGGCAGGCGATCAAGCCAGAGGACGTCCTGTCCTTCTCATCGCAAATGGGCGCGGAGAAGTTGGACGCGCTCTTCACAGAGCTTTGCGTTCCTTGGTGGGTCGAGAGCGAAGGCAAGAAGCGGGTCGTTCCGAAGGCCAAGCTCAAGAAGGACTTGGGAATCAAATCTCACAACCTCGCTGATGCGGTTATCGCAGCGGACAACGTGAATATCGCCGTCGCCCCCGCCGCCGTCATGTTCCTGACCAAGAGGCACCGATGAACAAAGTAGTCAGCCTGGCGAATTACGCCCAGCGGCGCCTCAGCAGCATGTTCCCTGCCTTCTTCGCTAACGGGAACACGAAGCATGATCACTACAAGGATTTCGGCTACCCGGAGACGTTGAGCTTCACTCAGCTCTACCGGATGTACTGCCGGAACGGTGTGGCAGCTGCCGGCGTCGACAAGACAGTCCTGAAAACGTGGCAGGAGAACCCGTTTCTGCTCGAGAAGGAGCGGGACGGCTCGCAGTCTGGCGAAGACGACGAAACGACGCTGGAGAAGGAAATCCGCCAGCGCTTCGACGATCTGCGCCTTTGGGCGCGCCTTGCCGAGGCCGACCGCATGTCGATGGTGGGCGCCTATGCTGGCGTCATCCTTCGGGTAGCTGACAGCAAACGGTTCGACCAACCTGTCGATCGCGTCAGTGGCGGCCTCAATGGCCTCGTCGAAATCATACCGGCATGGGAAGGGCAGTTGCAGGTTTCGCAGTGGGATACGGACGAGACGTCCGAAACCTACGGCCAGCCGAAGATGTTCCAGTTCAACGAATCGGCTGTCGACACCACAATCAAGCAGCCTCGAAACCTCGTCATCCACCCCGATCGGGTCATCATCTGGTCGAAGGATGGCACCGTTCACGGCTCGTCGGCGCTGGAACCTGGCTACAACTCTCTAACCGACATGGAGAAGGTCCGCGGCGCCGGCGGCGAGGGGTTCTGGAAGAACGCCAAGTCCGCGCCCGTGCTCGAGGTCGATAAGGAAGCCAAGATCGACATGATGGCTAAGGCCATGGGCGTTTCGGTCGAAGACCTTGCCGACAAGATGAACGAGCAGGTGGCTGAATATAACGCCGGCTTCGACCAGCTGCTCATGATCATGGGCATGCAGGCCAAGCAGCTCAACGTGACGTTGCCGTCGCCCGAGCATTTCTATGCCATCGCCATGCAGGATTTCGCCGCATCCATGAACATGCCGGTGAAGATCCTTGTCGGGATGCAGACCGGCGAGCGCGCCAGCCAGGAAGACGCTAGCGAGTGGGCGCAGACGAACATGTCGCGTCGGGCCAACCAGACGGTCCCGAACATCATGTCGCTGGTCAATCGTTTGGACCGGTTCGGCGTTCTGCCCGAGAAGGATTGGTATCTCGATTGGACCGATCTGACCGAAAGCTCGATGTCGGAGAAGATCGAGCGCGCCAGCAAGATGGCCGAGACCAACCAGAAAATGGGCACCGGCGTCATCGTCTTCACCGACGAGGAGATCCGCGCAGTCGTTGGTTACGAGCCGTTGTCGGATGCGGAAAAGTTCGCAAACGAGCCGACGGACGATGAAACCCGCGATGCTCTCGGCACCAAACCAAAGGACACCGTAGAATGAAGCACGTCCGCGTCAACGTTCGCAGCGTTGCGAACACGAAGGCTGTCCGGAAGGAAAAGCGTAACGGTCGCGATGTCGTTATCGTCCCCAGCGCCACGCTGCCCGACGACATCATTATGAATGGTATTCGCTACCCGGCCGACGAGATTGCGAAGAGCTTCGTCGGCCTCAATCGTACGCCGGCGCCGCTCGGTCACCCGATGATCAACGGCAAGTTCGTCTCGGCCCGCGATCCAGAGGGGATCAACGTCGGCTACATCGGCGCATGGAACGAGAACGTCCGTCGCGAGAACGGCCGCGTCTTCCTCGACAAGGTCATCGACATCGAGGTCGCCAACCGGTCACCAGGCGGCAAGGAAGTCCTTGCCGCGATCGAGCAGGGCGAGCCGGTCCACACCTCCACCGGCCTGCTTGCCAACCTTGAGGCCGTCGCCAACGCCTCAGACCACAAACACATCGCTCGCAATATCGAGTTCGACCATGACGCCATCCTTCTCGGTGAGGTCGGCGCGGCCACGCCTGACCAGGGCGTCGGCATGCTGGTGAACGCCCAAGGCGAGCAAACGGAAATCGAGGTCATCAACTCCGCCATTCAAGAGGCAGAGCGTGACATCGATTGGGCGATGGATTCACTCGCCCGAGCCCTTGAGAAGCGCCAGAGGGCGGGTCTCTTGGACAAACTGAAAGCCGCGATCCTGGAAGCCCTTGGCATTTCCGAGCGGGAACCCACCACGAACACGAAGGACACTGAGATGCCTGTCACTGACGAGCAGTTCACTGCGCTTTCCGCGAAGGTCGACGCCCTCTCGGAAGGCTTCAACAAGATCGGGGAGACCGTCACCAACGCCGTCATGGCTGCGGTGAAGCCGATCACCGACTCCCATGCGGAGATGGTCGCCAACCAGAAGGCTAAGGACGACGCCGAACACGCCGACCTGGTCACCAAGATCGTCAAGGCCAACGTCCTCGATGAGGAAACGGCCAAGGCAACCCCGCTCAACACGCTGCGCGCTCTCGCCAAGACGGCCGAGCCAGGCAAGGCGGCTCCGCTGAACCCGGCCTTCAAGGCCAACAGCGGCGACAAGCCCGCCTTCAAGCTGCCGAAGGGAGACTAACCCATGGCCCGCTATAATAAGATCTTCCTCGGACCGGTCGAAAAAACCAAGCCGCAGGTCAAGGAACTGCTCGCCGCCGCCGCTCTCAAGCCCGGTCGCATCGCAGTCATCACCTCCGGCAAGTTCGCGCTTGCCGCCGCGACTACGGTCGGCAAGGTGTGGCTCATCCAGGACAACTATCTTGCCATGAAGTCCGTCGATACGGACTGGGCGCAGGATAGCACCGCAATCGGCATCGAGATGGAAGACGACCACCTCTATGCCGCCCGCATCGCCACCGGCGTCAACGTCACGGCGATCGGCACCCCGCTGACCCCCGGCGCGAACGGTACGCTCGCCATCGCGGCTCTCTCGGATCTCGTCGTCGCTTACTCCGACGAGGTCTACAACAACAACACCGGCAGTGAACAGCTCCTCCGCATCCGGCCCGCCGGAAGCCAGAGCTACCTGTCTGCTGCATCGTAAGGGGGAATCCAGATGCGCTATTTTGACGAACAGCTCGTCACGAATTCCCGACCGCACTCGGTGTGGTGGAATGAGGTGTCGATGGCTCGTGAGCACTTCCACCGTTCGGAAGAAGTGCTGGCGAACCTCACCGCCGAGTTCATGGGCAACGCGGCTTCGATCCTCCCGCGTGATGCGTGGCTGGATCTCGACGGTATTACCCGTCGCATTATGCGTGCGGACGAAGGTCAGGTCTGGATGGCCGACCTGATGCCGCTGGCAAAGGCGGTGAATATCGGCAAGCTCGTCCACCTGAACCGCGTGTCTTCGGACGCCGGTCGCGTGGTCCGGTCCATGTCCGGCCAGGTACCGGTGACCATGGATAAGGTCACCTACGACTACCGCGGCACTCCGGTCCCGATCTTCTCCACGGCCTACGGTCGCGAGTGGCGGGAATGGAATACGCTGCAGTCGGAGAACTTCGACGCACTGTCGGATGACCAGGAAGCCCACACCGCCAAGATCCGTCGCGACATGGCCCTTTATGCCCTCGACGGCGACTCCTCGATCGTTTTCGAAGGCTACACGGCCTACGGCATCCGCACTTCTCCTTACTCCAAGGTCATCAACCTCGGTTCGGCTGTCGGAGGCGCCAACATCGATCTCACCACGGCTACCGCCGACCAGATCGATGCGTTCTTCTCGGGCCCGTTCGGCGCCATGCTGGATGCGAACCTGATCACGGGCAAGGTGAACCTCTACATCTCGCCTGAGATCGCCCGCGCGTGGGACAAGGCTTACTCCGCCGCCGCCGGCTTCAAGCCGGGCACCATCCTGGAGTTCGTCGCCAAGAACCGCCGCATCAACAAGATCGAGGTGTCCTTCGAGCTCTCGGGCAACCAGTTCTTTGGCTTTGTCCCGTCGGCCGATTTCATCCGGCCGCTTGTCGGCATGGCCGTGAACACGACCGCGATCACCCGTACCAACCCGACCGACAACTATCAGTTCCTCATCATGGGGGCGATGGGCATCGAGATCCGGGCGGACATCAACGGCAAGTCCGGCGTGTTCTACTCGACCGACATCGACTGATCCTCATAGCCCCGCCATTCCGCGGGGCTTCCCCCTCAATTGGAGAACATCCGATGAAAATCCGCATCACACGCGGCGGCATCTTCGGCAAGGACGGCGAGATTGCCGTCGGTACCGAGCTTGACGTCAAGGAAGAGCCGAAGGGCTGGGCCGGCCGGTATGAGGTCATTTCCGGCGGCGGCGGCAAGAACAAGGAAGCAGTCAGCGGCGATGGTGGCGGCGAACCCAAGACAGCGGCCGAGGTCCTGAAGATGGCGACCGACGGCAGCCAGTTCATGGCGTTCAAGGCCGCAGCGACCAAGCTGCTCGGCGACAAGACGCCGACCAACAAGGCGGACATCGTTGCCGCCCTCGAAGACCTGGCAACTCAGCCGTAAGGGGCAATCATGGCAGGCTATGGTGACGACGCCACGTTTCAGACGTGGCTGACAGAGAACGGCTACACGCTGCCATCTGGCGCGCCGTCGCCTGCCGTCCTCCGCAATCGCGGGAGTCAGTATATCGATGCGGTATACGGCTCCCGTTTCGTTGGTAGCGTTGCAGACACGTTGCAGGAGCGTTGCTGGCCGCGCGAGGGCGCGATCGTCAGCGGCAAGCTGATCCCGTCCGACGTGGTACCGACCTCCGTCATTCACGCATCGTTCTATGCTGCCTACCAGGAAGCGACGAAGCCGGGCAGCCTTTCGGTTGTCGGATCAGGCGCTACCCGCGTGAAGCGGAAGAAGGTAGGCCAGCTCGAGGTCGAGTATCAGAGCACGTCCAGCGAGAGCGAGACCGGCGCCGACCTCACACCCATCATTTCAGTCGTAGACGGTATGCTGGCGCCTTTCCTGCGCGACGACAGCCTTGTCTGCCTCGGTATTCTCTCGGTTGGTTGCTAATGGCTACGTTCGACTATGCCGACATGCAGGCGACTGCGCACGAGCTCATCGAGGAGTTCGGGCAGGCCGGCGTCATCACGCGACTTGAGCCGCCGGACCCGGTTTATGGCGGCGATCCCGTCCCGACGCCTTACCCGGCCACGCTGGTGCCGATGGCCTACGAGGCCCGCTACATCGACGGAACGGTCATCCAGACCGGCGACATGCAGATTTACATATCGGCGGTCGGTCTGCCGATCGAGCCGACTGTCGGCGACGTCGTCACCGCCAACAGCTCGGATTACGCCATCGTTGCTGGCGACCCCAACAAATATGACGGCTTCACGCCGGTGGTTTTCATCGTGCATGGGAGACTGGCACAGTGAGTATGCGTTTTGCCAGCGCGTGGTCCTTCTCGAAGGACCGCCCCGCGATGCACAACCTGATCTCACGGCAGGTAGGCAACAAACATGTAGACGTAGACGCAGACCAGGATGAGTAACGCGGTACCGACGATGATCGGAGCCGAGTACTTCTTCATTGAGCCAGCCTCAGTGTATTAGCGGAGCCTTCTATAGCATGGCTGGCACGTCTCCCTGAGCGATTTCGGGAGCCAAGAAGCGGCCATTACTCCGCCTGCGAAGATATTCGCCGTCCTGGTCGACCTCTACGGACGTGAGATCGCGCCGACAAGGTCGCCAAGGAAGAGATCAAACCCGGTGTCGGCCCGAAGGTCGACTGGCCTAACTTGGTGAAAGGAAACGCCATGAAAATCCGCTTTGTGAAGGACTATCAGGGTCACGCCGTCGGCGATGTCGTCGATGCCTCCGAACTCTCTGGCGGCCTCGCTCAAGGGCTGATCAATCTCGGCATCGCCGAGAAGATGCCTGAAGAGAAGGTTGCGGCGAAGAAGGGCGACAAGGAATGAACCGGCGCTCATTCTTCGGCTTTGCCGTCGGCGGCGCTGTAGCCGCTCCTGCCGCGCTCCTGATCGGTGAACGGCCCACGACCGAATACATCCACGGCGAAATCCTGCCGCTTGAGCCTATCGCCCCGAGCCCGATCACGATCGAGGTGATCAAGGCAGAGGTACAGAGCGCCGTAGCGCTGGCAATGCGCCAGGCTGAGGAGGTTCGCCAACGGCGCGCCTTCTCGCACCACGCTCGCAAGTCCGGTATCGACGTTCACTTCCTCACCCCGTCCAACGCTCGCGGGTAAAGGGCCTTGGCATCTCTTCGCCAGCAGCTCGACGCCCTCATCGAGGAGCTTTCCCCTGCAATGGAGAAGGCCTTCCGCGAGGCGATCGAGGACATCAAATCCGAGATCGTGCTTCGTGAAGTCGTCGAGCGGCTGGAGCGCAGAGACATCGAAGGCGCGATTGCGGCGCTTCACATCGACCCGGCCGCGTTCAGGTCGCTGTCTGAGGCGGTACGGCAGGCATTCAATCAGGGCGGGGTTCTCGTTACCGAGTTCATGCCACGGCTTCGTGATCCTCTTGGCGGCCGCGTCGTCTTCCGCTGGGATGTGCAGAATCAGCGCGCCGAGCAGATCATCCGCGAAGCTTCATCGACGATGATCACGCACGTCACCGAAGACACGAAGCAGATGGCCCGGGAGCGTATCGAAGCAGGCTACGCCAAGGGGCAGGGGCCGAACACGATCGCTCTCGACATCGCCGGCCGCGTGAACCGGGTCACCGGTCGCCGTGAGGGCGGTTTGCTCGGAATGACGTCCCAGCTTGCCCGCACCGTCGAGAACGCGCGCACGGCTCTCCTCGCGGGCGACGTGGAGGGCATGAAGCACTACCTGACCCTGACGCGGCGGGATAAGCGTTTCGATCGGCAGGTCGCCAAGGCCATTCGCGAGGGCAAGCCGCTGCCGGCCGACGCGGTGCCGAAGATCACCGGCCGCCTGGCGTACCGCTACGTGCAGCTCCGGGCCCAGACCATCGCCCGGACCGAGACGCAGTCGTCTGTCCACGCTGCGAAGCACGAGGCCTATCAGCAGGGGCTGGACCGCGCCGGCCGTGATGCCAGCCTGGTCACCCGCCGGTGGCGCTCCGTTGGCGACGGCAGGGTGCGCCACACGCACCAGGTCCTGAACGCAGAGGAGGTGACGGGCATGGACCTGCCGTTTCAGTCGCCTTCCGGCGCGCTGATGCGCTTCCCCGGCGACACGAGCCTCGGTGCAGGAGCGGCCGAGATCATCGGCTGCCGCTGCCACGTCGAATATAACTTCGACTTCGCCGAGGAATACGCGAGATCGCGAGGCCGCTAATGGCAGCGAACAGGCTGAGCTTTGCCGCGCAGGTCTCGGGATGGGTGGAAGCGGAGAAGGAGCGTGAGGCGGCCGTCTTGCGCACCGCGGCGCAGATGGTCGCGAATAACGTCCGGAGATCGGTTGCGGAGGGTGGACGCATACCGGTCGATACCGGCAACCTCAAGAACTCGCTGATGGCATCGACTTCGACAATGCCACGCATCGATGAGGGCGAGAGGGAATATCCGGATCAGAGCGGAGAGATCGAGCTCATCATTTCCAACCTCGATGTCGGAGAGACGCTCTACCTCGGATTTCAGGCGGCCTATGGTCCGCGCATGAATTACGGCTTCGTCGGGCAGGACAGTCTGGGCCGCGTCTACAATCAGCAGGGGTTCGGCTTCGTCGATGCTGAGGCTCAGACCTGGCCGCAGACGGTCAAGGAAGCAGAGGCGAAGGTTCGCGGTCGATTTGAAGCGGGTCCGTCCCCTCGGACATGATGATCAAAGCCTTTTGGAGGACATCCAGATCGCGGATCGCGGCGGAAAGAACCTGCCGGCCGTTCTCGGTTCGCACTGTCTTGTTCCAGCAGCAGCAATTGCGCCTCGTGCAGGAGGTCATGCACCTCGGTATCTGAGAGCGCTTTGTTTTCGGCCATAGGCCTAGAGGTAGCAGATGGCTGACACGATTGAAAAGGACATTTTCCAGGGCATCATGCTCCGGATGATGGCATTGCCCCTCCCTGCCGGGATGACGCACGCCGGAAACGTAGCTCTACCCGGCGTGCCGTTTTCCCCGACAGCTACGACAAAGTACGTCAGCTTTGAAATCCACTTCAATCGCTCGATCAGAACTGACTTGTCGCTTCAGATTGATCCGATCAGGCAGGGGTTCATTCGCGGAAACGTGAACTGGCCGAAGGGTGGCGCGCAGGTCGATGCTGTCGAGCTTGCTGGCGTCGTTTGCAACCACTTCAAAGCAGGCACGAATTTCTATCAGGACGGCACACAGATCCGGTTCGATGAAGATCCGGAAATGAGCCTCCTAATCATCGGTAGCACTCATGTCACCGTGCCCGTTACGGCGCGTTGGCTTTGCTACCCGCACGTTCCGGCCTGATTGGCCCTGCCGCTCCGCGCCTTCGGCAAGCGCAATCAGACAGAAAGGATTGAGCTATGGCTCAGCTGTACCCAGTCGCGGGCGCGAAGATCTATATCGGGCCGGCGGTGAATAACGTTCCGGATGACGCGGATATCAACGAGGCGCTCTTCGCGTCGGTAGCCTTCACGGAAATCAAAGGCTGGCAGACGATGGGCGCGATCGGTGACGCCGCGGCGCTCATCACCGAATCCGTCATTTCGTCCGGCCGTGACCTGAAGGCGAAGGGAACGCGAAACGCTGGTTCGATGCAGAACAACTTCATCATCCTTCCGGATGACGTCGGTCAGATCGCGCTTATAGAAGCCGAGGCAACGCCCTACAACTATCCGTTCAAGCTGTTGTTCAACGACGCGCCACCAGCGAAAACGTCGACGGTCACGATCACCGTCGCGACCCCTGGCGTGATCTCCTGGAATGCTCATGGCCTAGCCGCTGGCACTCCGGTCAAGTTCTCGACGACTGGCGCGCTGCCGACGGGTCTCACGGCAGGCACCACCTATTACGTCGTCAGCCCGTCTGCGAACGACTTTCAGGTCGCGGCAACTCCGGGCGGTGCAGCGATTGCCACCAGCGGCACGCAGTCGGGCACCCATACCGCCACCACNTGCAGGGCAATGTCGAAATCAATAGCGCCGTTTTGACGGTTGCTCCTGCAGGTGGTGCGTAATGGCTGAAGAGTTTGTCGACCTTTCCGGCCTCGAAGCCCTCGTCCAATCCCAGGAGGAGGGTATCGAGATCGATATCCTGAACGAGCAGGCGAAGCCGATCGGCCTCAAGATCCGCGTAGTCGGCCCTGATAGCGATCGCATGCAGAAGGCCATGCGCGATGTTGCAGCCGAATTCGCCAAGGCGGCGGCTGAGCGCGAAAGCCTTGGTGAACCGCCAGCAGACGACGGCGATGGGCGTATGATCGCTATTCTCGCGAAGGCCACTGTGAGCTGGTCGCCAAATCCGAAAATCGGGGGAAGTGTCGTTCCCTTCTCCGAGGAGAACGTGAAGACGCTCTACACCAAGTTCAGGATCATCCGTGACCAGGTCGAGGCGAGGGCGGTTCGGCGTTCGTCTTTTACCAAAGGCTCATTGGCCGCCTCTGTCAGCTGATCGACGATCAGCACAACGGCAAGAAGATTGCCGTGCCGGCGGCCGGTGAGCAGGTCTGGTGGTGGTTCCGAGAGCTGGACAGCCAGCGTACCGGGAACGGCTACGGGCCCAACGCTCTCGGGTTTCAGGCAATTGGAGAGTGGGCGAGGCTTCGCGGCCTCGTCCTCAAGCAGTGGCAGCTCGATGCCATCCTGGCAATGGACCTGAAGCGCCGCGAGATCATGGCGCCGAAGGATGAGCCAGAGCCAGAGAAGCCGAAAGTCTCAGAGCGTCCGCTCTCAGCGCGTCTCTTCGATGCGCTCTTCCCAAGCAAGAAGTGATAGCCGATGTCTGAAGCGACCCTTGGTTTCAAGATCGATAGTTCGCCGGCCGTCAAAGGCGCGGCTGACCTCGATCATCTGACGGCAGCTGCTGGTCGCACTCAGCAGGCTGTTGGGAAGCTCGAGAACGAGGTCGAGCAGCTTGGCGGCGCGCTTGGGAAGGCCGGGCAGGGCGCTGGTAGGCTCAAGCCACCCATAGATGATCTCGGCCGCTCGTTCGGAGCGCAGGATGAGCATGTGCGCGCCTTCCGGATGGAAGTCGAGCGACTCACGCTTAAGTATCAGCCGTTGGCCAAAGCCACGCGCGATTACGAGGCTTCGATCGGCGAAATTCAGAGGGCCCACAAGCTCGGCGCCATCACGGCACAGGAGATGACACAGGCGCTCGATCGCGAGCGGCAGGCCTATGAACGGCTGAAGACATCGGCGACGGCCGCCGGCGCTGCGGTGAAGGCTGCGAACACGAACCGACCTGGCGGGCAGGGCTTCAACTCTGCCAATGCGGCTTTCCAGTTTCAGGACATAGCCGTCACGGCCGCCATGGGCATGAACCCGCTCATGATCGGCCTGCAGCAGGGAACGCAGCTTGCGTCCGTTCTCGGTTCGATGGAGCGGCCGGTCTCCGGTCTGGCCTCGGCCTTCGCGTCGCTGATCAGCCCTGTTTCGCTGGTCACCATCGGCCTGACCGCCGGTACCGCCGCGCTCGTCCAGTATTTCATGACGGCCGAAAGCGGGACCGACAAGACGAGCAAGCTCTTCGAAGAGCAGAACGACCTGATCCGCCGCGCGGCCGCTCTCTGGGGCGACGCTGCGCCACAGTTGAAGGCCTATGTCGACGAGCTCGATCGAGCCGACAAGATCACTCAGGGTCGGGAAGCAGGAGAGATCCTGGCCGGCCGGGAGCTAGAGGGCCTCGGCGAGGAGTTGCAGGGTGTCAACCGGCAATTCTCCGAGGCGGTTCGCGGCCTCCGGAGCATCGATGCCGACCCCGCATTCATCCGGGATTTCTCGCAGGCCTTCGGTGACCTTCGCGAGCGCCTCGACGAGGGTACCGCATCCATAGCGGACATCAACAACGCTCAGCGCTTCTTGTCTGAAGCGGTAGACCGGTATGGCATTAAGTCCGTCCTCGGGTTCCGGGACGCCTTCGACCTCATTACCAAGTCGATCCGAGACAGCATCGAGGCTTCACGCGAAGCGCGCGCTGCTTGGATTGCGGGCATCGCTGGGGCCGACAACGTTCAGGACATCATCTCCGGATCGTTCTTCACCGAAAACGGCAGGACGATGCGCACCGCGGACTTCATGCCACGCAACCCGGGTGTTCCGACCAGCCGACCGAACATCGAGTTGAGCGGCGACCCGGACGCCACGAGCATCTTAAACTCTGATGGCAGGCTGACGGCCGTCCCGGTGCCTGGGCAAAAGCCGAACTTCTTCGAGCTCGAAACGCAGAAGGAAAAGGTCGACGACGTCACGAAGGCCTATCGGCAGGCCGCTGAGGCAAAGGCTGACTTCTGGCTCGACATCTCGTTTCAGGAGCGCCAGGCAGAGCGCAGCGCCATCGATNTGAGGCAAAGGCTGACTTCTGGCTCGACATCTCGTTTCAGGAGCGCCAGGCAGAGCGCAGCGCCATCGATCGGCAGGTAGCGACCACGCTCACCCGCTACGGCTTCAATGAGGACCTGAATTCCCCTGAGGCCAACGCAATCCGCCAAGGCTTGCGGCGTGATGAAGCGAAGGACGCCTTCAAGGGGTTCTTCGACGGCATTCACCAGGAGGCATGGGCGAACGGCGGCAAGATCGGTGATGCAATCGTCAAGTCGGCTTTGAGTGCTGCGCAGAAGGCCAGCGAAAAGGCTTGGGGTGCCATCTTTGATCAGCTGGCTACCGCTGCCGGCAATTGGCTGACCGGCGGAAGCGGGAAGTCTTCCGGGGCCGGGGGCGTTGTGAGCAACCTGCTCGGTGGGGCTGCGAACNCGCCGGCGTCCTCGGCAACATCAAGGCCGAAAGCGCGTTCGACCCGCTCGCCGTAGGCGACGGCGGCAATGCCTTCGGGCTTTACCAGCACAACGACCGCAGGAACAACCTGTTCAATGCGATCGGCGGGAAGGGAAACCTGAGCAACGCCCTGGCGCAGCATGAATTCGCCTATAGTGAACTCATGGGCCCGGAAAGCCGCGCATGGCAGGCGCTGAGAAGCGCCAAGGATGTTCGGGGCGCGACCGCGGCCTTCGCCGGCTTCGAGCGGCCGTCCGGTTTCTCGTGGGGCAACCCCGAAGGCGCTCACAACTTCGCCGGCCGGCTCGACGGCGCAGAAGAGGCGTTGTCGAAGTTCGGCGGAACCGCGCAGCAGGCAACTCAGGGCCTCGTGCAGCTCGGTTCGACGCTCCAAAGCATCCCGCAGGCGCTCATGGCAAACGGCGGCGGTAGCGGCATTCTAAGCGGCCTGACGAAATACGGCATGGGACTGTTTTCGGGATCCGGCCAGTTTGCGAGCGCTTGGTTGAAGGGCGGTATAGGCCTCTACGCCGACGGCACGAGCTACGCGCCTGGCGGATTGTCGGTCGTCGGCGAACGCGGTCCGGAATTGGTAAAGCTCCCGCGTGGGTCGCAGGTGTTCGACACCAACAGGAGCGCCCGCATGATGGGCGACAACGGTAACAGCAGCAGCGCCCCGGCTAACCTCAACGTCAACGTGATCGGAGCCAATGGCGATGATCACGTCCGTGCCCTTGTAAGGCAAGGCGTCGGGCAGGCGCTGTCTCAGTACAACGAGCAGCAGCGCCGCGTCGGCTTCGGGGAAACGCAGAAGCGATTTGTAGCGCAGAAAGGCTGATGGATGGCAGTCTACATCAACCAGCCTACTGTGCCGATCATGTATCTCAGGCCGACCCGGGCAAGTTTCGACAATCCCGGGTCGGCGATCGACGGCGGCGTCAATGGTATCGGGGAGTCGATCAGCATCGAGACCAGCGGCGGCGGTATCGTCACTGCCGTCTATGAGCGGTGCGTCCTGCAGGCTGAAGACACAGAGCGGCACGAGGTCATCAACTGGCTCGGGGCACGTGGGAACGGCGGCTATCGCTTCTTCAACGTCCCCATCATCAATGACGGCATCGGACCGTTTCCGGTCATCGACGGCAAGAAGCGGCCGATCATCAAGGGCATTCCCCATTCCGATGGTTCGTTCTTCTCGGACGGTTCCGGCTACAGCCAGGCGACCGTCTACGGCGAGGTGACGGAAGCGGCCGGCCTCGGAGCTGGGATCCTGAAAATGCGCGTCTACGGCGCAGCACGGCCGCTGCGTTGGTCGGATTGGTTCTCGATCTACCACTCCACCAAGGGCTGGCGCGCATATCGATACTGGGAGGTCATCTCTAAGACGAGCGAAACCAACCCGGTCTACACGCTTGCTATCGCTCCTCCGTTGCGCGAGGCGGTGACCGCCGGAACTCGCGTCGAGCTTGCGCGGCCAATGTGCGTCATGAAGTTCCCTCGCGGCTTCACGCTGCCCTGGGATTATGAGGGCTGGTATCACTCGCGGCCGACGCTTCAGTTTACGGAGGCGTTCTGATGGAGTTCGTACCCTCGAGCATCGTCGAGGAGATGCGGGGTAGCCACCAGCTCGGCATCTTCCTCAGGGTCGACACCGATCCTGCTTTGCATCTCTGGTTCGGGATCAACGATATCCCGGCCAATTTCGACAGCATCGATCCGACCGGGACCGTCTATCTCGGTGGCGGCCGTCTTATCGGCGTGCCGACGCTCGAGGTGCTGGTCAACGGTACGGCGGACAGTGTCGAGTTCACCCTTTCGGGCCTCGATCCAACGACGTCGGCGAAGATGCTCGACAGCCTGCCACCGGTGCGCGGAGCAGCAGTGCAGATGGGTCTGACGACGCTGGATCGGTATTTCCAGCCGATGAGCAGCATCATCCCGATCTGGACCGGGACCGCGTCACATACCGGAGAGGTGAGCCCGCCAGTTGAGGAGGGCGACAGCCCGAGCATCACGCTTTCTCTTGCCGTTGTGACAGGCGAGGCGACGCGGTCCCGGGGCGCGCGCTCGGTCTGGTCCAGCCCGCATCAGAAGGCGATCTCGCCGACGGACAAGTTCTGCGACGGCGTGAGCCGGCTCGCCAGGGGCGTTCAGCCAGTCTGGCCGAATTTCTAAGGGCTGCCATGACCTTGCAAGAGTTTCTTGCCCTGCCACACCAATTCAGGTGGGGCGGGGTTGCTGGCGATGACTGCACGACCTTCTGCGGAACCTGGCTGCGCGAGAGCGTCGGCGTCGATCCCGCGGCGGCTTATCGCGGCACATACAGCACGGCCGAAGGCGCTCACGACATTCTGGCCCGGGCCGGCGGCCTGGTTGCCTTCGCTGCGGCCGCACTGGAGCCGATGGGCTTTGTACGTACCGACGAGCCGAGCGACGGTGACGTCGGCGTTGTGCTCGCGCCTGCTGGCATGGCCGGCGTCAAGGAAGTATGCGCCGTCCGCTTCGGTCCGCTCTGGGCCTTGCTGGCGCCGTCCGGCGTCATCGCCAAGAAACTTGATCACGTTGCCGCCTGGCGTGCGCCGGATGGAGATCCGAACGTATGAGTTTCCATCATCGCATGATGCTGCAGCGCTATGGCCTGGGATGCACGACGTCGCTTTACAGCGAAGTTCTGTTCGATCCGATATTCACGCCGATCTTCACCGCTGTTCTCGGCACTGGTGCGTTCAACATTGGCGTTGCGTCCATCTCTTACGCGTCGATTGCTTCGGCGATTGCAACGACGGCCATATCAATTGGGCTGCAGGCGCTGCTGGCGCAAGCACCGAAGCCACCGAAGCCGGAAGATGGCCGGTCACCGCTCAATCAGGCGATACCGTTCCGTGTCTATGCCGTAGGCCGCACGCGCGTAGCCGGCGCTCGGATGATGTGGGAGGCGAAAGGCTCCAATCTCTATTCGGTCCAGGCGATCGCCGGCCACCGGATCAAGTCGTTCAACCGCTTCTACCTGAATGATGATGAAGTGACAGTCGTCGACAATGTCGTCACGCCGCTCACGACAGGCGGCCGGTACGGCGCGGGCTCCGCGAATGTGCGCCTTTACACGCGCCTCGGCGCCAATCCGGAAACGCCATATGCCGAGCTCGTCTCGGCATTGGGCGCGGACGGCATCTGGACCAACGATCATCGCGGAGACGGACAGGCGTCGCTCGCGATGCGGGCGCACAATGCAGACGCGCAGGATCAGCAGACGGCATTTCCATACGGAGCCCCGTCTCCTTCGGTGGAGATCGATGGCGCCTATTGCTGGGATTTCCGCGACCCGGCGCAGGATCCGGCTGATCCAAGCACTTGGACTTGGAACCGCAACTCTGCTGTCATCTGCGCTTGGCATCTCTGCTTCAACGAATTCGGATTCGGCCTCGATTACCAGAAGGCGCTCCTGCCGGTCATCGACCTCTGGAAAGAGGAAGCGGACATCTGCGACGAGGACGTCCCTCTCGCCGGCGGCGGCACGGAAAAGCGCTACCAGTGCAACGGCTGGGATACGACCGAGAACGGACCGAAGTCGGGACTGAACGCGATCCTCGCAACCTGCGACGGTCACCTTGTTGCCCGGGGCGACGGCGCCCGTATCCTCACCGTGGGCAAGTTCCGCGAAAGCAGGACGGCGACGCTGACCGACGCCGATCTCGTCGGCCACAACGTGCAATACGGCGTGCTTTTCGAGGACGAGTGCAACCGCCTCGTACCGAAATTCACCTATCCGGCGACGAACTACACGAGCTGCGACACCGACTTCTTCGAGGATACAGACGCGCAGATCGCCGCCGGCCGCGTCCTGACAATGGAGGGAAGCTACGAATGGTGTCACCAGTGGCGACAAGCCCGGCGCCTCGGAAAGCGTGACTGGCTGCGGCAGCGCCAGGAGGTCAAAGGCAGCCTTGATGTCAGGCTTTCCGGCATCAATGCGGTCTATGCGCGGTGGGTCCGACTGGAAACGCCGAAAAGATTGCCCAAGCTAGACGGCAAGTTGGTCGAGAACCGCCGATCCATCGTCGCCCTTACGAAGGGCGGCTTCACTATGGACTTCATCGAGCATCCCGACGGCATCGACGAGTGGAACCCGGCCACGGAAGAGGGGCAGCAGCCGCCGGTACCGCCCGCGGTGAACGCCTCGGAAATCCCGACGCCGGTCATCAATCTGATCCAAGCCAAGACAAACGGGGGCAGCGTCTATATCCGTGTCGTGATTATCGATCCGGAAGATGGTAGCTTGACGCCGGTCGTTCGCTACAGGGTAGCCGATGCTGATGGGCTCGGCACGCCCGGTGCATGGGTGGAGCAACCTAACCCGAGCGCCGAACCATCGGGTGGGTATATCGACCTTTCGACAGGGAATGTACCGGTCGACAAGGTACTTGATATCCAGGCTGCGTTTATTGCGTCTAACAGGCGATATTCGAACTGGTCAGTGACGGAAACCGTCACGTCAACGTCAGATCCGACGCCTCCGGCCGCGCTCACGTCCTTCGCGCTGACTGGATCGGCGCAGCGCCTCGGCCATGCTGCCTTCGCGTTCTCGACTGGAAACGACGCACACGTTCGTTCAGTGGAGATCTATCGCGTGCCTGCGGGTTTGGCCTTTGATCCGGGCACGGCAACGCTTGTCGGAACCCGCGCTGTTGGACCGTCGGCGAGCTACTCGTTCACGGATGGCGACACGACCAGAGCGAACCTTTACAGCAACCCAGGGTTCGACACAGACACCGCCTGGACGAAGGGGGCGGGCTGGACGATCGCCAGCGGCAAGGCAACACACGCTGCAGGAAGCGCGAATTCGCTTCTGCAGTCTGTCGCGCTCACGGCAGGCGAAGTTTACCGCTACTCAATGACCGTCCTCGATCTGACGGCGGGGAGCGTCTTCACTCGCTTCAACGGCGGGACAGTGGTCAACGGGACAGCAAGGACAGCTAACGGAACTTATCTCGGCACAATGACCGCGGTCACGGGCAACAACGCAGCCGGCTTCAATGAAAGTTCCACGTTCGCGGGATCCGTTGATGACGCAATTCTCTATCAGCAGACGGCCTCGTGCGCACCTCAAGGCGTCTGGGACTATTACGCTGTCCCGTTCAACGTCTCTGACATCGGAGGCCCATATTCGGGCCCCGTCACCGTAACGATCGTCTGACAAACCAAAAATCAAAAGCTGTATCGTCCTTGGCCGCGCGCCGGGTCGATCCTTCATGGAGCGCTTCATGGCAAATGAAATTAGGGACGCTTTCGCAGCAGCTTGGCCGGATGGGCCGACGTCCGATCCGGTTGAACCAGACAAGTACGTGATCCGGTCTATCGGGCCGACGATCGACACGAAGATCGCCAACACGGCGTCCGGCCTACAGACGCAGATCAACGAAGTCGAACTGATTGCCGAAGCAGCTTCCGTAGGTCTCGTTCAAAAAGGAACATGGGCGCAACTCTCGGCCATCGCAGGATCGGCTAACGGCCAGGCAGGTCGGGTTGCGGGACCAGATGCCGGCACGCATACCGATCCGGTCGTCGGCGGCACGGTCGCGAACGAGGGAGAATATGCATGGAGCACGTCGCCAGCTGGGTGGCAGCGCGTTGGTGAACTTCTCGTCTCCAAGGTCGCGCAGGTGGCAGCGAGCTTCCATGACAATCTCGGTTTTGTCGGCATGCAGCTTCAAACGGACGGTTCGCTGCGACAGAACCCGCCAGAGAGAAGCTTTGAGATTTGCGACACGCGCAGCGCCGATGAGCTGCTGGCCGTGCAGGATGATCGTGGCTTCAAGGCGCTATCTCTCACGGCGACGGAATTCCGCGCACCGGGCGTTTCCGGCGGAGAGGACGAGGGCTTCAATTATGGCTTCGACGCCTCGCCGCTCATCGGCGGCCATCTCGTCGCCTTCGATGGCGCGGAAACGCACATCTATGCCCGCAACATTCTGCCGGCGCGCAGTGACATTTCCCGCGTGCGGGCATCGCTCTACAGCGAGGCGGCGACGGATGGATCGCGCCCGTCATACAGCAGGCTCGGCGATGATGAGCTCGTTGTCGACCTCACGAACTGCGGTGGCACGGTCTACCTGCAGACACGGCTCGACGAGGTGAACCCGGACATACGGCACCAGGCGACGCTTTCCGTCATTACGCCGCCCGTGGCGCCGGGATCGCTCAACATTGCGAGGGTGTTGATGATCGGCGACAGTATCACCAACCGGCAGATGGCGGCACGCATGAACGCCGCAGCCGCCGCCAAGGGCTACACGCTCACCTTCGTCGGCACTCTGAACGGGGCAGGGATCGGACAAATTTCGTCGGATGTGACGGGACCGCTCGGCGAAGGCCGCGAGGGCTGGGAGTTTGGTGACTTCACCTATGCCGTGACGGACCGTGTTTCCATCGTCGCGCCCGGAGATGAGGCAACCTATCTCGCGTCCGACAAAGCGACGAAGCAGACGAAAAACCCGTTCCTCCGGGTAGCGGCCGGCGGCGACGATCAGTCGGTCGTGCGCAACGGGAATGTGTTCGATTTCGACTTTTACCTCGATCGCTTTACGCTCGCCGATCCCCACGTCGTATTCATCGGCCTTGGCACCAACGATATCCGCGATCTCAATTCACCGGATCTCGGGCCGGCGATCACCGATGGGCTCACCATCATGTGCGGGCAGATTCAAGCTGCGCGGCCGGGAACGAAGATTGTCATCTGGTTCCCCCCGGTTTCACGCTCAAGTGACCGAGATACAGTGTGGAGCGAATACGTCGAGGTGCTGTCGCGCCAGATTAAATTTGTCCGCGATCAGGCAGACGTAGATATCCGCCTGTTGCCGACATGGGCGATGGCATCTCAGGAAGTGGGATTTGCGCTCGACACTGGCTCGACCTCTGATCTCGGCATTCAAACGGCAAGCCTCTCCGACACGGTGCACCTGTCGGACTTCAATATTGCACGCGTCTCCGAATTGCTCGCGGCGGCTGCCGCAGCCGTGGCGCAGGGCATTCTCTAATCTCATCCCTCAAGGAGAAAACTACATGGGTACCAATATTCTCGTACCTGGCGCCGATTTCTCAGCGTCGGCAGTGGGCTTCAATGCGGCCGTAGAAAGCGGATTGCAGGGCCTTTGGTTTTTCAATCGCGGCGTCCGAGCGTCTGCAAAGAACCTGGCGCTAGGCGGAGTTAACGCCGAGGTTTTAGGCACGCCCTCGGACCAGGGCGCATTCTTGCGCTTCAAGGGCGGCGAGAGCTTTTTCCAGACGGCGATCGGTGACACTGAAGAGCTGACCCACATCGTGGCGGTGAAGTCGACGGATACGATGGCCGATCAAGCGCACTCCCCAATGTTTGTAAGCAACTTCGGTTCGGGCTCTAAGGCTGGTTACGTTGCAAGCAGCCTTTCCGGCGCGAGTATCTACAGCAATGCCAGTACTTCCCTCGCGACCATGAGCGCATCTCGCTACACCGATGGGACAAACACCACCGTCACCTCCGCCGGCACAAGCATCGCGACCACCCTTGCAAATTGGAGCCTCGTGGCCTCACGCGTGAGGACCGACCGTGCGCAACGCGATAACCTGACGACGGCTGTGGCGGCGGCAGCCACCTTCACTTCGCAGGCCCGCGTGCTCGCGGCTGGTGATTTCCGCATCGGCAGTTCCTATAGCCTGCCTTGGCAAGGGTACGCAGATATCGCCGCCGTGGCGATGTACGATCGTTACATCTCGGATGCGGAGTTGACCACCATCGGCGTGCAGATGCGCAACGTGCTCGCGCATCTGGGAATTACCGTTTGATTTGCTGGGCGGGCGCGCGGTGGCCGTAGAGGTCGTCGATCTTCTTTACGATTTCCCGCACTTCGTCGCAGGCGTCTCCGCCTTGTTCCTGAGCTTCATCGAAGAACGTGTGTTGATGGTTCAGCGCGGTTACCAGTTCGACGATCAGCTCGCCGAGTGACGGCCGTCTTTCGGTAGAGTTTTCAGGCATAGTCCATCCCGTGGTTTTCTTCTTGGATGATATTGCATTAGCGGGCGTTCGCGCCCGCTCACGTACACTCTTTCTGTGTAGGGGAGAACATTGTGGTCGACAACCCTGAAGCGGTCGCGCTGAATGCCGACCGATGATTGCCTACAACCTGAAACTGTTCTATGGCTGCCGTAGATGGGGTATATGGGGGCATAAATGGCAACGATTACAGTGGCGTCGAATTACTCGCTCAACATGAGCGCCTTCGATTTCAGTTCGATCTACTATGGCTATTCCTACGTTCAATCCGGAACTCTGTTCCGGGTCGATTACGGCGACGGGAGCGTCGAAGAATTCCGCGGATCAGGTTTCCGTTATAATTCCTCCGGTGAGCCGACCGCAGGCACGGTGACGAGCTACGCCGCTTTTTACAGTGGCCAGCGTCTGTTCTACGTCGACGGCGGAAGCGTCGCTGCAACCAAGATCGTAGCTGCAGCTAAGACCTACAGTACGAGCGATGATTTGGGCGTCATCGTGGAAGTGCTGAGGGGTAACGATACTATCAATGGCGGCAACCTCGCCGACGTGTTGCTGGGTTTCGGCGGGAACGACGTGATCAATGGGAATGGCGGAAACGATATCCTGTGGGGCTATGAGGGCACCGACACAATCACGGGGGGAGCCGGGCAGGATGAGATCAATGGCGGGGCAGGATACGACACCGCATCATACGCGACCGCCGCAGCATCGGTCGTTGCGAGTCTCTTCGCCCCCTCTAACAACACCGGCGACGCTTATGGCGACTCCTTCAGATACGTCGAGAACCTGACCGGCTCGCGCTACAACGATAACTTGACCGGCGATAAGTGGGGCAACGTTCTAACGGGCGGCGATGGCAACGATGTTCTTACCGGCGGCGCCGGCGCCGACAAGCTTTATGGCGGAAACGGCTGGGATACGGCGTCTTACGCCAAAGCCGCGACCGGGATCGTTGCTAATCTCGGCAGCTCGAACGGTAACACGGGAGATCCGGCAGGAGATGTTTATTCTTCCATCGAGAACCTGGTTGGCTCTGGTTATGCAGATGAGCTCTATGGTACCGGCGGTATGAATAGCATAACCGGCGGCGCGGGCGACGATATAATAGGCAGCGGTTGGGGCAATGACTCGATCTACGGCGGAGCAGGAGCTGACCGTCTGGTGGGTGGAGTCGGCGCTGACAAGTTCCTGTTTAAAGCGCTGTCTGATTCAAAGACGACGAGTTCAGATTCGATCTTCGATTTCCTGCCAGGTGAGCAAGACAGGATCGATGTGTCGGCGATCGATGCCAATTGGAAAGCTTCTGGAAACGAGGCTTTCACGTTTGTAGGGACTGCGTCGTTCACGGGAGGGGGCGGAGAGCTGCGATACGTGAAGCATGCGTCCGACACCTACATCCACGGCGACGTGAACGGCGATAAAATCTCCGACTTTAAGATTCACCTGGATGACGCAATGACCCTAACCAAGGATTACTTCATCCTGTGACGCGTTCATAGAGCGTTCGATCAGGGCTCCGCTTCGGCGGGGCCTTCTCTGGTGATGATCTTGCTCGGTAGTCCTTCTAAGAAGCCGTGAGCCGCGCTCCTAGTTGTCCGTTCGGCATCATTGATGTGGCCTTAAGGCTCTTCGCCAGTGTTCGCACCGTACCCGAGCGGGACCGCTGCTGCTTTTTGGTCGAGCTCTTCTTCTCTCATCGCCACAAATACGACGACTGAGCAGATGAAAAACAGCGCGGCCTTATAGCCGTCACTTGGAAGCAGAAATGAAACACCGGCAGCGGCGAGCGAAAGACTAAGCCCAAATTTCATATGGCCCTCCCTAGGTAGCTCGTCCCTTCTATCCAATTGTGTAGTCGGCTGAAAGCATAATTCTAACGGGTAATTTCCTGGGGAGAATCAACTGATGTTTAAACCTCGCCTACGTAGCGCTTGTCCTCCTTCATCGACCAAGGCCGAATGAATTTCTCTCTCCGGTCGTTGGGGTAAACGATGTGAGCGGTGTTTTGGGGAATCTCAGGTATCTGCCAGTCGAGCGGCTTTTCAAACACCAGGAAGAAATCATTACCTCGGTCATTCATCGGCAGATGATGCTTCTCACAGAAGTTCTTGATAGCCTCAACGAACTCGTCTGCTTGCCGGAAAACGTCATTCGTTTCGAAGGTAACGATCTGCGCTTTGATGAAGGCGAGCATTTTCTCGATTTCATGTTTTGCGTACTCGCGATAGTGCAGCGTGTACATAAACGGGTGAGTATTGCACATAGCCAGCGCGATATTTTTGTACGAACAGGCATTTGGCGTCGTCAGAATGCAGCGGCCGCCTGGCTTGAGTATCCTCAGGATCTCGACGAGAAGGTTAATCACTCCGCTGAAGTTCTTTATGGAAGTGCGGAAATCCTTGTCGCCAATGTGCTCGAAGATTTCGCCAGCGATGCATCCGTCGAAGGACCCGCTTTCAAACGGCAACGGATCGTGAAGATCTGTTGTGGTCGGTACGATTTTCGCAGTTGGGAAGGCCATACGCCAAGCATCGTGGACTTCGCCGCCGGAATGGCCGCCAACGTCGAGAACATCTCCTTTAACCACCCCGTGTCGGAGGGCATACCTGATCGACAACTTAATTCGCTCGCGCTGCCCGATCACATACTTGTTTTCCGAGGAATCGAGCATGTTTGCGATAGACGGGTCAAGTTCGGGGTAGATCGCACTATCGGTCATTGTCNATCGAGCATGTTTGCGATAGACGGGTCAAGTTCGGGGTAGATCGCACTATCGGTCATTGTCTATGGATACCTTTCTTGCCGGACGGGCAACTCGGTTCTGTCGGCCGCTAGAAAAACGGTTCCCCCCGAAGAGTCAACTTAAAGGTCGGCGCACTCTTGCCTGACCTCATCCTCGGATAACCAGGCGAGCACATGCGATGTGGTGGCAGGGTGCACAATCCTTGCAAGTGCGCATCGGGTCCAGCATAACACCCGGGTAATGGTGAAATCTGAGGTTCTTGCAGGGAATGGTGTTTATGGCTTCGCGTGACGTTTACATAGATCTTGGTGCAAATGTCGGAGAGACGATTTCTAGCTTTGCGGAGAAGAACCCGGAGGCGATCATATACGGGTTTGAACCTAACCCGAAGCTTGCGCAGCATTTACGGACACGCTTCCAAGGCACCCGCGTCATGATATTCGAAAAGGCGGCCTGGATTCTTGATGGAATACGGAAATTCTACCTCGGACATGATCTTTCTTCGACGTTGATAGACGGCAAGCGTTCGATGCCGGATTACCCCGAGTTTGAAATATCCTACCAGAGCCATATTTTAGTCGAAACCATCGATCTCTCGCGGTGGTTGCTGGAGACATTCACTGATAATGCTCGCATTACCATGAAAATCGACGTTGAAGGTTCCGAGTATAAGCTTCTCCAGCGTATGCTAGACACAGATGCAATTAATCTGGTCGAAACGATCTACTGCGAGTTCCATTATGATCGTTTCCCCGATATATCAGCCGAAACCCACGAACGGATCAAATCTCAAGTTTCGCAGCGCTCCCATTTGAAGGTGTGGCGTTAGGGCGCATCCTCATTCCGGTGCAATCTTCTAGTTGACTATGCGGAGGTATTGCACCAAAACGTGCCCGTTTCCTACAACCTGAACGGCACTTGAATGACCCCCAAAATTTCTGTGATAGTTCCCCTCTACAAAACTGAGCGGTTTGTCGAAAAGTGCGTTCGCTCGATTATGGAACAGTCCTTTCAGGACATAGAAATCCTCTGCATTGATGACTGCTCTCCAGACGACAGCGCCCTTATTGTGCGGCGTCTGGCCGATGAAGACAGCCGCATTAAGCTCATCCACCATATGGAGAACCGCGGCCTGGGTGGAGCCCGCAATACAGGTATCTTGCACGCGAAGGCAGCATACATCGCGAGCGTCGACAGCGATGACTACATTGCGCCCACGATGCTCGAGGCACTCTACGAGGGGACTCACAGCGGCCACTACGACGTCGTCGTGGGTGGATATGAAAGGGTCGATGAGACTGGTAATGTGTTGTCAAGACACATGCAGTCAGTCAGGTCGCTGGACCCTATCCCGGACGATCAGGATCCATATAAGATCGCGAACCCGGCGTTCTGGAACAAGCTATGGCGAACTACGCTGTACACTGAAAACGATATATTCTTTCCAAATCATATATATTATCAAGACGCGGCTACAACTCCCCGCATTTTCGCATACGCGAAAAACGTGAACGTCATAGGGGGGCTCCATTACAAATATCTAGTTAGGTCCGATTCGGTCACGAATAAGACGAGCGACAAGCACAAGCTTGATAAATATCGAGAACTTGACTTCGTGAAGGACTTTTTTATCCAGCGCGGCCTTTACGAAAAGTATCACGACGCGTTTAGTAGGCGAGTTTTTGAGACCTATAAAAATCACTTTATTACGATCGCCGATGGCAAGCGCGCACTGGATGAGGGCTCCCTAAAATATCTCAGGTACCTTCTACTAATGCGGGAAAGTTACCTGCATCTTGATGACGCAATTCGCGGGATGACATTCGAAGAACTGACCAGAGCGTTTGAGGATGGAAGCGCTGACATCCGAAGGCTAGCACTGGAGAAGAAAACTATTGCGATAGACGGACTGCCCCCGAAGATAGTTCGGCCGTGGTCACGGACACCTGACGTGTCGGTGCTTACGCTTCATTCTGGCGAGAACGAGTTCGATCAATCGAAGCAATCACTTGAGACCCAGAGTTACAAAAGATGGACGCACAAAGTGTTCAGCGGCCTCGGTAACGTTGAATCTCACCAAGCGCTCTACAACGAAATTATGGCTAACAGCGGAAGGTATCATATCTTCTTGAAGTTGGACGCTGACATGGTCTTCGCTGATGAGAGCGTTCTTGCAGAGATTGTGAAGCAGTTCAACTCTGATCCGAGTCTCGACCACTTTGTTGTCGCATGCGACGACTGGATGACCGGAAAGCAGATTATTGGCGTTCATGCTTTTAGCAACCGGGTGACATGGAACATATCGGCCGAGGGGCTTTTCGTAGACCCAAGCCCTAAGCGGCCGGGAAAGCGCGTTATCATTGAGCGCACGGAGCGGCCTTACTTCTATCACTCGCCGGACCCATCACCGTTTCAGGCATTCCACTTTGGCTCGCACCGAGCACTCAAGTTATGCCAACGACATCGTCCGTATGAGGATAAGCGCGCCGACGCGATGAATGCGCAGTGGGACGTGTTTTTCAATGTTTGGAACCGTTTTATAGAGACCGGCGACAGACGCTTGGGCTTAGCCCTTGTTGCATGTCATCTCGTAGTGTCCGGCGAGCTCGGCGAAGGGGTGCACGACTATAAAGACCCACAACTCGACGAGGCGTTTAAGCAGCGTGAGCATCTCACGGCAGCAGAGATGATGTCGTTTTTGCAGCCGTTCTGGGGGACGCGATCCAGCCGCCAAACTTATTTTGGGGAAGCGGTTGGGCTTGACGGTTTGCGGAAGCTTGAAGAAGATCGTGTTCTGAGAAAAAAAGCGAAGGCAAAGCGTCCAGTCGGTGTGCGGAAAACGGGAGATGGGACGGCAAAACAAGGGTTCTCAGAGTCCGACGAGCGTATCCGTTCCCGCTTGAGGTACCGAGTTTATAGCGCCGCATTGTCCCCATTTATAGGCACGTCGTTAAAGCTAAAGCTCAAAGAAAAACCCACGGTATTCTTTAGGGACGCCAAGCACCCCGCACTAAAGCTTGGTCGGTGGCTGCATCGCAAAGATCTTCCCTCAGATCTGCAGGGTTGCTGATTTTCGCGACTAGTCCCATCAGGCCTCTCCTCTGAGTACTGGGGGAGAGGCTCCTTTCTTCTCTGTAGCCAGGTTACGAGGCGTGGCTCTCGGCATCTGTGAAGCTGCCACAGGCGACTTGCTTCAGGCTTCGACGACGCGTTCGGTCGGGGTTACCGCGCTCGCCGCCAGAGCCTTGAGGTCTTCAGCGAGACCGGCAAGCTGCGCGGCCAAGTCCAGCAGATCTGAAGCCGCGCAGTGCGCCGCGATTTTTGAGAGGTCAGAAGCCGGCTCGATTGGGCCGGCGCTTTTCGCTTCGCTATCGTCTATGCTCAATTCCCATTTCCATTGATGTGGATCAATGGCGAGGCCCGTCAAGGGCTGCGGGCCGCTGACGAACCTCCCGGCCGCCTACGAGGGGCGAGACGACCAGTTTCAGTTTAGGCCCAACTTTCATCGGTCACCATTAGCCAGTGTGGCTTAGCTCCGCTGACATCCCCAACGACAATCAGGAGAAACGAATGAGCGCCATCACCGCTCAGCACGTTCGCGCTGCCGCAAAGGGCAAGGTGAACGAGAGCAACCTCGCGTCCGTACTTGTGGCGCTGGACACGTACGGCGACCGGTTCGGCATGGATCGGCCGCACCGGCTCGCGCAGTATTTCGCCCAGCTCATGCATGAAAGCGGAGACTTCCGCTACGATCGCGAGATCTGGGGCCCGACGCCGGCGCAGCAGCGCTACGACACGCGCACCGATCTCGGCAACACGCCGGAGAAAGATGGCGACGGCTATCTCTACCGCGGCCGCACCGGCATGCAGCTCACCGGCAAGGACAACTACCGCCAGTTCCGCAACTGGTGTCGCGCGGCCGGCCTCGACTGCCCGGATTTCGTCAAGGATCCGGACGCCGTCAATTCCGATCCTTGGGAAGGCCTGGTGCCCTTGTTCTACTGGGACACCCGCGACCTTAACCGCTGGGCCGACCAGGGCGACGCCGAGACCATTACGAAGAAGATCAACGGCGGCAAGAACGGCCTCTCCGACCGTTTCGACCGGCTGGCGCGCATCTCGCTCGTTCTGCTCGGATATTGCGCCGACAATGTCCTTCAGTTCCAGGCCGACCAGCGCTTGCAGGTCGACGGCGACGTAGGCCCGAAAACCCGTGCTGCTATGCATACGGCGCTTGTCGCGCTCACCCCGGGCGAAGCGGCGCGGCCGGAGGTCAAAGTCGCACCGGTGACGGAGGAGAAGCCGGTACCGGTACCGGTCACGCCGCCGAGCCTCGATGCGCCTTGGTGGAAGTCGAAGGAGGTTATCACCCCGTCTGTCATCGGCGGTGGCGCTTCGTTGCTTACCGCGATCGGCGGCATACCGTGGCAGAACCTCTTGTTGATCCTTGTCGCCTTCGCAGGCATCGCCGGCTTTCTCTACTGGCGGAAGAACGCCGATCGGAAGGCCGTGGAAAAACAGATCGAGGGGATGGCATGATGTTCAACCTCGTCGACATGCCGAAGCTCTTGGCCGCGCTGGCGGTCGGGATCAGCGTGGCCGGACCGGTCGCGTACTTCCAAGGCAAAGCACACCAGCGCCAGGCTATGGCCGTCGAGGCGCTGGAATCCTCCGTGAAAATCCTCCGCGAGAAAGGNAGCACACCAGCGCCAGGCTATGGCCGTCGAGGCGCTGGAATCCTCCGTGAAAATCCTCCGCGAGAAAGGCGAGATAGATGCGCAAGTCTCTTCTGCTGATGCTGCCGATTTGTGCGGCTCTTACGGCCTGCCAGTCGACGAAGAGCGCGAGTGTGTGCGACGGCTTCAAGCCGCTGCGGCCGAAGCTCGAGACGACCGTCTACATTCTTCAGAACGATCGGCCGTTCGCAAACGACGTGGCGGCCCATAACCGGCTGCTGAGTTCGCTCATCTGCGGCAACTAA